GTTCCACAAACGCTGCATCTGAATCCTTCAATGCAAAAATAAAGAGCTTCCGTTCGCAGTTCAGGGGAGTAAAGGACAAGGCCTTCTTTTTGTTCAGACTGGCTAAAATTTATGCTTAATCAACGAATCCCTCAGATTTTTACGTTGAGCCGTTTTACATCGGCTCGCTTTTACGTTGAGCCCTCAAGAATTATTCAAAACAAAAAAGGCCACAACTTTATTCAAGTTGTAGCCTTTAGCACGGGAAGAGAGACTCGAACTCTATGGAAAATTCTTTTCCTCTTCCTTTATTTGATAATCAAGCTGTTACGTTTTCGAATTCAGTTATTTTTCTATATTATTTGTCCGGATTTTGTCCGACCTTCAGCGGAGTTAACCAACTGATTCATTTGCTCTAAGAGCGCAATTCTTTTATCTTTCTCTTCAAGCAAACGTTCCAACAAGGCAATTTTTTCTTTGTACTGCAGCTCATTATCTTCGTGAGCCGATGGACAAGCCTTGAAAGGTTTCTCCCGATCAAAGAAGACATCCATCGATACCCCGAAAAAATCTGCAACTTTTTCCAAACGCTTCACTGTCGGATTCCCGTTCACAATCTGGGCCAAAGAAGCGTTAGCTTCAGTCCCAAGGTATCTTAAAAGCTCCTTGTTTGGTATATTTCTTTCTACCAATAACTGTCTAATAATATTGCCATTATACATTATTTCTTCATTAACACTTGAATTAATCTTTCTTTCTCAGCTAACAGTTCCTTGAGATGTTCTACTTCTTTTTTAGATTCATTCAATAGGATGTCACTACTTACGCTATTTCGGTTACCGTTAATTGTGACATTATTCCCGATACTCTTTACAGCCTGAATTTCACGAACAAAGAATGTATCGATTGAGACCTCGAAGAAGTCAGCTATCTTTTCCAGAGTATTGCAGTTCGGTATGCTTGTCCCCTTAATGATATTATCCAAGGTAGATTTTGTTATACCTGCATAATTATATACATCTATCTTCTTAGCCCTTTTATTTTCTATTAAATCATTAATAATACGACCGTTAAACATCCTTTCTTCTATTTTTAATGAGTATAAATAAATATACCTATCATCAAATAATGGATAAAATATTATCCATATTAGACAATAAAGAATACCTTTGTGTTATAAAATTAATAATTAAATCAATAGCAAATAATATAATCATCTAAAAAGTAACAGAAATGGTAATATCTAACTATTATTTATCTCTATCGGGTAAAGTGAAAAGTAAGTTCATTCAGGATGTGATTGAATTGTGCGACATATCCTACCCCTCTTTCTTCTACAAGATGAGAAACAACTCCTGGACCAAACTTGAACGAGAAGCGATAGAGAAGTTTATTCAAAAAGAAAATGAAAAATCAAGTTGAGTTCTACAACACGCCATCAGGCTATGTGATGTGTGATGACGGGAACTATACGACCCGGCTATCAGAATCCAGCCGGGAAGTAGTGGATGAATTGCTGGATACTATACGAGAGTGTTATTCCGATGCGTACCACGCACTTGAACAATGCTATTCCAAATCGCGCAAAAATTCCAGGTACCAGAAATTCAGAATAGTGAATCGCTTCATACGATGTAATTGCGGTGAACTGGATACCCAAAAGATAGATTTCATCGACGGAAATATCAACATCGAGCAAGTACATTGTCCTCTGAGAGGTTCCGGTGACTGTCAGTATGAAAATGTGATATGCAATCCTAAACGTACATCAGTCCTTACCGTCAGACAGCTACAAATAGCAGCTGCACTGGCCGAAGGACTTTCCCCACAGGAAATATCAGACAGATTATATATCTCAATCCATACGGTACACAATACCATACAGACCATTAAGGTCAGACTAAACCTCAAGAATACAAGCCAAATAATTATCTGGTATAACAATTTTGAATTATGATAGACACTTTATTAATAGCGATTGTAATGGTTACAGATACCACTACAATGAAAACAAAATTCCAATCAGTTTTCAGAGATGTTGATATGGTTTTTAAGGTCAGACAAATGGTATATGAAGAATCAAAGAAACAGAGTAAGATATACTGGTTCCCAGTTAAAGTTTTCAATAAAAAGGAGGATTAAAATGAACAGACTGGATATAGCTATAGCTAAAGCAGAGAATGCTCTAAACAAAGCAGATCTGGCTTTACAAAACATCATCCGATATATTAAGTTTACTGATTTCGAGGCCAACGATAAACCTAATATATCTTCTTGCAATGGTAGTAATGAGATAATACTAGAATGGCATGGAAGTGAATTGAATAAAAATCAGATTATTTATGAAATGAGAACAAAAGGTTTTATTGAACCGAATGATTTTGTTGGTATAAGGTATTAATAATTATGACAAAAAAAGATTTTATAAAGAAATTCCCAGACGTTAAAGTACAAACATTTGAGACTAAGACTGTCTTAAGTAGAAGCGAGAAAGAGAAAATTATAGAGAAAGCTATGGCTTCATTGCAGATGGGATTGATATGTTATGAGTCTTCAGGTAAAGAAATTATATGTTATACTTCAGACAAGATGAAGGATGCTCTTGACAAAATGGTCAAGGGTTTTACCGTCATAGAACCGAATACGGGCGAAGAAGGTACTGTTCTGTCTGATAAGCCTTTTCTTAACTGTGGCGAGTATTGCATCAGGGTGGAGTTTCCTGGCGAAGATTTTATTTATAGTTGTGAATATTTTATAGAATAAGGAATGGAAAAAACAAGTTTTTTATGCGATAAAGAAATTACTGAGATATTAAAGGAGATAATAGAAAAAAAACATTCCGAATATTCATTACGTATCGTAAAGATTGAGGATCATGCTGAATATAAGGATATGTCGAGGTTTATTATAGAATATTCTGGTCCTTGGGATTTAATAGAATTGGGCGAAGATATTGTAATATCCCGTTTAACAAAAAGAGGTATAATATGAAACAAGGAGATTTGGTAAAGGTATCTTCCGAAGCCACCGGGCTGGGTAAACCAATGGAAGCCGTTGTAGACAAGGTTAAGAAGTTCCTAGGACAAACCCTTGTCACAGTAACTTATACTCATCCCAACGCTTTATCCGGACTCGGTGGTTGCTTTGTGGATGTACATATAACTTTAAAAGAAGATTGAATGATGACAAAGAAAAAAGATATAGTAAAACTGAACAAACTACACCTGATTAAACATAGACGGATGCAAAAGTTTCATGCACGGAAATATATGAGACTATGCAAGAACTATGGTGGTGATTCAAAATCACTACGGTATCTCCAAATGTTTGTCTCCATTAAATATTTAAATCTCGATTCTGAATTAAGGAAACATGTGGGTACTTATAAAATCAGATTTCAGTAAAAATAAGAGTTGTTATACAGATTAGATAGTGGCATTATGGGAAACATGAAACTACACAGGATGGAAGAATGGGAATCCGTCTTCCATACAAAACAGATTGAGCATGTCTATTATACCTCCGACATGCTGGTGCGCAAAGTGACCGGCTACATCATTATCAGCCGCAAGTCGCTAAGCAACGGAATCATCAAAAATTCCGAGCGACGAAAGCGGGTGCGATGGGACGGCTTCGGCCGGTGTTACAACATCAACAACAACACCCGTCTGCGTGATCACGACATACACTTCTAATCTATCTTTTATTTACCTGGCAAATACATGATATTTGCCGGTACCCAAAACACTCTAAAACATGATTTCTAACTCAGACATAGAAAAGATCCTCGACCGTGCGGATATTGTCGACGTGGTCGGACAGTTCGTCCAACTACAACGCGCCGGGGTACGGTATAAGGCTTGTTGCCCATTCCACCAAGAAGACACCCCTTCCTTCATGGTGGACCAGGCACGCGGTCTATGGTACTGCTTCGGAGCCTGTCACGAAGGCGGTAACGTCATTAAGTTTGTCGAGAAAATCAATAACATGAATTTTCCCGAAGCGTGCCACTGGCTGGCTGACAAATACGGTATCGAGATTGAGGATAAAAAAGAGCAGAAGAATCCGGAAGAGATAAAAGAGGCCCGGAAACGCGCGTCTATGTTTGCCATCAACGAGTTTGCTTCACAGTTCTTTCTTCATAATCTCAAAAAACCGGAAGCTGACGCGGCCCGGGCAAAAATCAAACAAAGGTGGGGCGAACAATACCCTCAGGAGCAGGGTATCGGCTACTCACTCCCTTCCTGGTCTGCTTTCTCGGAAGCAGCCATCAAGGCTGGATACTCGGCCGACCTGATGGTGGAGTGCGGCCTGATCCGTAAACGTAAGGACAGTGACGGATACTATGACTTCTATCGTGACCGCATCATGATACCCATCCGCGACCGGTTCCGGAACATCATCGGATGGACAGCCCGCGACATGAGCGAAGTGGACGGTACCCCCAAATACCTGAATTCCTGCCAAAGCGACATCTACGACAAGTCAGACAGCATATTCGGTATTGACAATGCCATCCGGCAAGCGGCAAAAGAAGAGAAGTTCTACTGTGTAGAGGGTGCACCCGACGTGATGCGCCTTCAATCCATCGGAATCAACAATACCATCGCCTCACTGGGTGCCGCTTGGACTAAAAAACAGTTCTACCAGATTAAAAGATACGCTACTTCCCTCTGTTTCCTTCCGGACGCGGACGCTGTGAAACCCGGCGAACAGTACGGTACCGGAATAGCGGCTGTAATCAAGTCCGGCCAACTGGCAATGGAGTGCGGTTTCTCCGTATCCGTGAAGGAAATTCCGTGTGGAGAAGGCAACACCAAGAATGATCCGGATTCCTATTGCACCAGCCGTACTAAGTTCAAAGACCTGGAAGAAGTAGACTATATTACCTGGTATGCCGGGTATGCGTTCAAGGCCGACGGTACCACCGAAGATAAGAGCGCAGCCGTCACCAAGATCGCCAAGATGGTGGCAATGGTAGGTGACGAAGTCAAAGAGCAGATGTATCTGGAGCAGCTCAAAAAAATCTACAATCACAAGAACCTATGGATTACGGCCATCAACCGGGAGAAAAAGAAAATCTCTGAATCAAAGGCCGACAAGACGCAGACAATCAATCGCGACCTGCTGGCCAAGTATGGTTTCTTTGAGTCCAACAACTGCTACTACTCCACCAACGAAGGAAAAGAGTTCCAATGGTCGAACTTCGTAATGCTGCCCATGTTTCATATCAAGGATTCCCTTAACCCCAAGCGATTGTACCGCATCAAGAACCAGAACCGCCAAGAGGAAATCGTGGAAATGAAGCAGGAAGACCTTGTATCGTTATCTAAGTTCAAGCAAAAGGTCGAAGGGCTAGGAAACTACATCTGGCTGGCCACCGAAAAGGAAATGACCCGGCTGAAGATGTACCTGTACGAGCAGACGGAGACGGCGGTAGAAATTACCCAGCTGGGGTGGAACCGCAAGGGATTCTATGCGTTTGGCAATGGGGTGTTTGACACCGAGTGGCATCCGGTTGATGAATACGGTATCGTCCGTCTGGGCGAAAAAGGGAACTATTACCTTCCGGCATCCAGCCCGATTTACCGTGACGACGATAAACTGTTCCAATTCGAGCGACGGTTTGTGCACCTGAACTACTCTTCCATCAGCCTGAAGGAATACTTCTCCAAACTGGTAGGGGTATTCGGTGACAATGCCAAGGTCGGAATCTGCTTCCTCCTGGCCACATTGTTCCGCGATGTGATTACCGGTTATACCAAGAGCTTCCCCATCCTGAACCTGTTCGGTCCGAAAGGCTCCGGAAAATCGGAACTCGGTCACAGCCTGATGGCCCTGTTTATAATCGAGAACATTCCCCCCAACATCCAGAATGCGACCATCCCGGCACTGGCCGACCTGGTGGCGCAGTGCGCCAACGCCCTGGTACATATCGATGAATTCAAGAATAACATTGACATCGACAAACGGGAATACCTCAAGGGACTGTGGGACGGCGCCGGCCGGTCACGCATGAACATGGACCGGGACAAGAAAAGGGAGATAACCGCTGTCGATTCCGGAGTGATTCTTTCCGGCCAGGAGATGGCAACCGCCGACATCGCGCTGTTCAGCCGACTCATATTCCTAACTTTTGCCAAATCAGAGTTCACAGAAGAGGAGAAGCGACGATACAACGAACTGGTGGAGATTCGCAAACGGGGTCTTACTCACCTGACACTTCAGATACTCCGCCACCGGGCGCGGATGGAACAGCAGTTCATCAGCAACTATCATACCTGCCTGTCCGACGTGCTGGAAGCGCTCGGCGCAGAAAAGGTCGAAGACCGTATCTTGCGAAATTGGATCATACCGTTGGCTGCGTTCCGAACACTTGAGGGGGTACTGGAAATTCCATTTTCTTATCAGGATATTCGCAGGGTAACGCTTGATGGCATAATCCGTCAAAATGCAGAATGTAAGAGCAACAACGAGCTGGCTAACTTCTGGAACGTGGTTTCCTACCTGCAACAGGATGGCGAAATCTTCATCGAGGGGGATTACCGCATCGAATATCTGAACAAATTTAAGAGCAGCCTGATTAAGATAGAGCAGGTGTACCAGGAGCCGAAGCCCATCCTGATGATGCGCAAGAACCGCATCTTCATGCTGTACAAAAAGTTTGGCAAGCAGGTAGGCGATTCCATTCTTCCTGAAGGTTCTTTAATGTATTACCTGGAGAACTCAAAGGAATACATGGGCAAAAAGAACTCGGTTCGCTTCAAGAACATCCAACACGGTGTCGAGGTGCAGAAGATGGAGACGACACCGACCGGCGGCGTATCCTACAAGAAAACATCCACCCCCGATGTGGCTCTGTGCTTTGATTACCGCATGATCCGGGAAACATACAATATTAACCTCGAAGTAGAGGTAGAAGGTAGAGAAACTACCGAAGAAGACATAGATTGAGTAAATGGTTTTAGAGTTGTAGAAGGCGTGGCGTCGTGAGGACGCTGCGCCTTTTTTATGTGTCCGAGTCAGGATACTTCCTACTCGCACGAGGTAAAAAAGGTTTCTACACCTTCTACACTTTCTACAATGTTAATAATGAACGATTTATACATTCTACAACTATTCTACAAACCTTCTACAAAATTCTACAAAATGCCGTTTTTGTTAAAACCTTCTACAAAAGACTTCATTTTCTACATGATTTCTACAATTGTAGAAAGTAAAAATTCTTTTAAATGATTGATTATCAATACAATTATGAATCTGTAGAAATTGTAGAAGGTGTAGAAGGCAAAAAGTGTGTCATATTTCAGAAACTACTTTTGATTTTTAGAAGAATATAAACACCTAAAAAGTAATATATATATTATCTTTGTAATAGATAATACATTCATTATGAGCGACATCGTTTTTTACATTAAACTGGAACCTTACCTGAAGCAATGGCTGCACAACAGCTTGGGCAATCCCGTTGTGTTTCCTCCACAAAGCAACGAGAACGCTGTCATCCGCAGATTCCTCCGGAAGCGCCCCCCGGAGGTTTCCCCCGAAATGGCTGCCGATGATCTGACAGCCATCGTCATTCCAGACAGTAAGGCCAAGCCCCCACAATATTACAACTACCTAGGCAAAAAAGCCAAGGCGGCTGTAAAGGAGACCATCGAAGACCTGTTCCGGGCAAATCTATGGAACGAAATGAGCGACCTGACTCGCCGGAACTGCGGCCTGAACAAGACCATTTCCGCCTGGTGTGAAATGCACGGTATCGATGACGACTACTCAGAGACTGTCCGACAGAAATTCTACCGCATGAGAACAAATTATAGTCGGAGAGGCATTTTTTTAGGTTCTTTAACCCGAAAACGCTCGGATGAGTAAGCTGTTTTTGTACAGACCCGCACAGCATCGAACACACATAATCTAATCACGAAAATATGGTACATTTGATTCAAAACATCAAAAAGGTTGAATGCATCGAAGCCTATCACCTTCAGCACTCAGACATCATAGCCGACCGCGGTATCTGGCTAAATGTGTTCCAACAATTCAGTCCAATCTCTACCATCGGACTAAGCTCAGTCGAGATTTCAGACAAAATCGAGAACAAACAACGCATTTTCACCACCAAACTCACCATGTTCCGCACAGCAAAGCTATTACCTGGTGCCAAAAAGCTGTGTTTCCGGGTGACGACCGTCACCGGTTCCCAGTTCCTGATCGGCTGCGCCGACAAACCCTACCCCATCATCCAAAATGACGAGAATTTTCCTTCAGCAGACACCGGAAAATCCGGAGTCACAATAACAGTGACCCTAACTTCCACCATTCCAATGCTATCCATATTAGATTGAGGTCTTTTTATGCAATATATATAAGGTATAATATTGCGTAGACTAATTTTCGACAACATGGATTATAATATTAGTATTGATTCACACATCGGTCCGTGGGGATATTCAAAGAACTTCGTCCGCAGCCAGATGTCAGGTTTGAAAAACAAGCCTGTCAATGTGCGTGTCTCTTCACTGGGTGGCTCGGTGGACGATGCGCTCGACATCCGGCAACAGTTCATTGATCACGGTAACGTGACTTGCTACCTTTACGGATACGTGGCGAGTGCCGCCACCATCCTGGCTACCGGTGCCAAGAAAACCTGCATGTCTCAGTATGCGTTCTACCTTATTCATAAGGTATCCAACTGGGTGGATGCATGGGGCAACTACAACGCCGACCAGATCCAGCAGCTTATCGACGACCTGAAGGCCAACAAGCTGGAGAACGACAAGATGGACTTGGTGCTGGCCAACCTCTACGCCAACAAGTGCAAGAAAAGAGTGGACGACATTCTTCCTATTTTAAAGGAAGGCCGCTGGCTTACCGCCCAGGAAGCACTCAAATACGGATTCATCGATGAAATTGTAGAAGACGGTTCGAAGCTGAACTTCGACGATGCCATGAAGACTCGCTTCAACATGTTCCATCTTCCTGCATTACCCGCCATGGAGGACAAGACCGAAAGCCAAGAAGCAGAAACCGCACCCAGTTGGTTCAACAACTTTGTGAATAAATTCTTAAAAGGACACCAGCCGGATACTCCAAAGGCACAAAATAAACCACTTAATCATTCAACAACACAAATGAAAAAGGATTATCAGAAAGTCAATTCCATCTTGAATATCGAGGGTGTGGAAGTTGACAAAGATGGTAAGGTAACACTTACCGGAGACCAGGTCAAGGCCCTCAATGACCGCATCGCCAATCTGGAGCAGGAGTCTTCTGATAAAGACAACCAGATTTCCGAATTGAAAAAACAGAATGAGAATCTGCAAAAGTCGGATGGCGAAGACACCACCCACATCAATGGTGACGAAGGAGACGACGATGATCTCACAAAGCTCAACACAGCACAAGAAATGTTTAACGACGTAAAGGATATATTATAATGGCAGACACTACTGGACACGTAAAAATCACTGACGAACAGCTGGCTAAGTCGGCTATCCGTTACCGTAAAGAATTGCTGATGATGCCGGTACTGGCATTAGGTTCCACATTACAGCACATGACTCAGAGACCGGGTGTGCGCGGCAAAGAAGTTGTCGGCGAACTCTCTGGAGACATTGAACTGGGCCCGTATGACGAAGGTCGCGAAGATACCGATGGTGTATCCATCAATCCACGCATCTTGGAAACCTTCCTCGGTAGCGTAGTAAAGAAGTTTTCTCCAAACTCCGTTTGGCAGACCGTATATGGGAACTTGATTTCCAAAGGCGAAGCACTGAAAAATGTGGATATTTCCCGTCAGGTGCTTACTTTTTTAACCGCAAAACTGGGTGCAAATTTGAATCTACACATCTGGGACGCAAAACGCAACGACGGTGGCACAAAAAGCAAGGAATTGTTCAATGGTTTTGATACAATTACCAAAACCGAGAAGGACGCGGCTAAAATTTCAGAGGAATTAGGCAACATGTTCACTATCGAAGCAATCAGCAAAGACAATGCTGTGGATGTATTGAAACAATTCTACCGTGCAGCTGACCCTGTTTTGCGTGAAACCCAAACAAAATTGTACATTCCACAGGGTGTGTATGACAATTATGTAGACGATTATCAGGCTACCGTAGGCCATGTACCTTACAACACCAGTTTCGAGAAGACTGTTCTTGAAGGTTCAAATGGTCGTTGTGAACTTGTTCCGCTGGCAAACAAGGCTGGCTCACCATTCATCCACCTGTCTACAAAGAGCAATATGCTCGTCGGTTTCGGTAACGGTGCTGATGCGGAAAATATCACCGTCGAAAAGCATCATGCCTTCAAGTTGGATTACATAGCTACATTGTTCTTCGGTACAGAGTTCGAATCAATTTCTAAAGAGCGATTACTGGTTGGAGCCATCGATGGTACAACTCCGGTAGTCGCTGGCATAGGAGGGTAAATTATGGCAGTAGATTGTACAAGCAAAGGGATGTACGAATCCCTTTCCTGGTGCCCAGGTCAGACCTCGCAGCCAGGCATTAGAAACAAAGTATATTTCATTCCAAAAAGCTGGATTACAAAATGGCCCAAATTACCGGACATTGATGATGCAGAAAACATGGCTTCTTTGGCGACATACAAGGAAGATTTCGGGCTAGCCGCTGACAAAAAATGGCAGAGCATTGCACTCTTGACTACGAAATCATCTATCACTGCGGATTCACAAGGTGAAAAGCCTTCACCTACCTTTTTAAATAAGGCAACTCTTTACCATTCTGGTACAGATGAGGAAGCCTCCGGGTTCTGCCGGCAGGCTAACGTCGATGAACTCATCTTCTTATGCCAGCAACGGAATGGTAAATTCCGGGTGATAGGTTCTGAAGCATACGATCCTTCGGTCACTATCTCACAGACATCAGGTGAAGGTGAATCCGGAACAGCTGGAACCACCCTCACGGCACAGTGTACGGACATTTGCCCGTCACCGTTCTACACAGGTAAAATCGAAACAGAAGATGGCGATATTTCCGGAGCAGATGGCAGCGCTATCCTGCCGGGTGGATAATTAAACGGAGACTACAGTTATGTATATAGATGAACAGTTAACCAAAGACATGCAGGGCTGGCTCGATACGGAGCCAGCCAATCGCGACTTGATGAAAGGTGCGGAAATGGTGCTCAAGCTGAACCGGAACCGCATCCTTTATCAGAATATTTCCCACAACCCGAAGAAATTTGCGAGCAAGATTGAGTATGAGCTGAAGAAACACCTTGCCATCCGGTTGGATCGCAAAACGATTCAAGACGTGGTCAAGATGGACAAAGAGCTGGTTCCGGCCGTAGCGGAAACACTGGCTACCTTCCAGCCTGAAATCAGTTCAGACGACGACACACCGCAAGAGGCGTCCATTGCCAAAGGCAAACGCGCGGACCATGATTCATTACCTGAAGAAATCCGTCAGCTGTGGGAAGACAACAAAGACATCTACTTCCGATTGAAGCAGACTTTTGAAACGCTGAAAACTATGAATGGTGCTCTTCCATGCGACAGATACGAATATCTGAAACAATTGGAAGAGCTTGATACTAAATATCGTGACAACATGAACAAGTACGACCATTTCGACCCGAACGCTCAGGGTACCGGTGGTGACACAGGAGAATCTCCTGAAGACCCCGCAGAAATGGCCAAAAAAGTCAGTGCGGCCCGCGGCTACTTGTCGGATAACAAGAAGAAACTGGCAGAGCTGAAGGAATCCGGAGACCAAGAGAAGTACGAGAAGCTGCTGGCCAAAGTGCAGCAGCGATATAACTTCCTTATCTCCACCGGGAACAACGTAGGAGAAGACCAGGTGAACGCCTTACGTGAATTAGGGTTGAAAGCATGAAACATGTAAACCGATTGCTGAAGCCGTTATCCGATGTGCCGTTACAGGCGTACCTGGATAACCGGCTTCAGCTTTTTGATGTACTCGAGTTCATTCTGTCACAGACCGGACCGGCTAAAGTCTACGTGTCCACCTTCTCTACTTCCGAGGAGTTCTTGCGCAGATTGTTCTCCCTCCGAAAACGGCAGCTGATTCTTCACTCTGTCCTGATGGCCGACCTGAAGGCAGCCAAGAAGACTGTAAATCTGTACACCTTTATGTCTTCCGTATTCGATGATGTGTATCTCACGGAGAATCACTCCAAGGTACTGCTTATCGAGAACGACCGCTGGTTGGTCACAGTCGTTACCAGCCAGAACCAGACGCGAGGAAACCGGACCGAATGTGCGATGATCACGACGCAGCCTGACATCTTTCTTACCTTACGAGACCAGTTTTCAGAGATTATTAATACCCGTAGCATACACCTCAATGGAATTCACTTCAGCACAGATTGACAGAATCAAGGAACTTGCCACGATGCTCACTCCGGTATCGGATATTGCAGTCCTGATGGACGTAGACGAACGCTGTCTGCGAGAAATCATTTCCGACAAATCCCATCCGGCCAGCATAGCCTACCGTAAAAGGAAAGCCGAGCGGGCATTACAGATCAGACAAAACGAGTTGGAGCTGGCCGAAGCCGGAAGTCCGCTGGCGGTGCAGCTTGTCGGCTCCTACATCCGTGACATGGATTCCGACGAAGACTTATAACTATGCCATTACCCTCCACAATTGATATTGCCAAAGAAAACCTCTTCGCCTCGGTCGACGAAATGCGAGAGCGTAACATTCCCGAAGTCATCCAGCAGCGTCTGCTCCGACTTCGGGACATGTATAATTACTGGCTCCAGTACCCGCGCATACGAGAACAGGAAATCGTACTGGAGATTCAGAAGCGATACCAGATACAGAAGTCAGCCGCCTACGAAGACATCCGTATCATCAAATACCTGCTGGGTGATTTGAACAAGGCCACCAAAGACTACCATCGCTACCGATTCATACAGCGCAACGAAGAAAGTTACGAGATGGCCAGGCGCATGAAGGACGCCCGGGCGATGGCCGCCTGTGACAACTACTATGCCAAGTACATGCAGCTCGACAAGGAGGATGCCAAGGATTTAGGTTACGACAAGATTGTGGTACAGCCTTTCCAGCCGGACAGCGACCCGACGATTATCGGAATCAAGCCGATACCGAACATCCGGCAGCGCATTGCAGATAAGATAAAGCAGTACATGAATGAGGATGTACAAGAAATCGAGTTTGAAGATGCCGACTTCAACGAAGACGACATTTTCAATCCGAAAAAATCACAGGAGGAGCCTGAACCATGAGAGAGTATTTCCATGAAACGCAGCAGCAGGTCATATTTACCCCTGCAAAGACAATCGTTCTTTGTGCCGGACGTGGTTGGGGTAAAGGTCCGATTCATGCCGCCATCAACCTGCGCAACATGCAGCGCATGCCGGGAAGCATTACCGGTTTTGTCGCGGCCAACTGTAAACGTGCCCTCACCAACACCATCCCTTCCATGCTGATCCACTGGCAACGATGGGGATTCAAGCGTGATGTCCACTGGACCATCGGAAAGAAACCGCCGAAGTCCTGGGGATGGGGTGAGCCTATCTTCCAGCCCGACAACTGGGAGAATGTGATTTCTTTATACAACGGCTCTATCGGATACATTATCAGCCAAGACCGCTCCGGTACCTCCAACTCATTCTCATTTGATTACCTCGACATCGACGAAGCTAAGTACATCGACTTCGAACAGTTGAAGGACGAAACTCTTCCGGCAAACCGTGGTAACAAGCAGTATTTCGGGCATCACTACTTCCACCATGGCATGCTGATTACCTCCGATATGCCGGTGACGAAAAAAGGCTCCTGGTTCCTGGACTACGAAAAGAAATGCGACCCGGAACTGATAGAAGTCATCCAGGCGACAGTACATGAAATCTGGCGGACGAAGAAGCGCATCCGCGACCTTCAGGCTAAATCTGAACCGGTTCCTTTATACCTGAAGGACTATCTGCGTACCCTGAACCGTGACGTGTGCCGGATGGGTTCTGTGGCAGTTCTGTACCGAGAGTTCTCCACAATCGAGAATATGCAGCTGCTGGGGGAAGCGTTCATTAATCAGATGAAGCGTGACCTTCCCCCACTCACCTTCCAGACGGCCATTCTCTGCCGACGTATCGGTATCAGTCGAGACGGCTTCTACTCCAGCATGACAGAAGCACACAAATACAATGCGACTGACTTCAGCTACCTGGACAGCCTGGAATACCAGTTCGACAAAATCAAGGAGCCTTCCTGCTTAATGGATGTCGACCTTGACAGGGACAAACCTATTTGCATCGCATTTGACTTCAACGCGAATATCAACTGGCTGGTAGCCGGTCAGCCGGACCGGAACCGGCTGAAGGTGATTAAGTCGTTCTGGGTAAAGTATGAGCGTAAGCTCGAGGCACTGGTGGATGACTTCTGCAAGTATTACCGACACCAGCGACACAAGGAAGTGATATTCTATTACGACAGTACGGCCTTAGGCTCAAACTATGCGGTCAATGACGAAGACTTTCATTACGTTGTCGAGCGTGCTTTCAAGGATAGAGGCTGGGAAGTACGTAATGTATATATTGGAAGTCCTATGAAGCATATTGAGAAGTGGTTACTCATCAACCGCATGTTTGCTGGTAGAGCCAGATTGTCTCCTTTCTTCAATGTGCAGAATAACGAAGACCTGCTTATCTCAGTACAGACTGCAGGCGTGTACAATGGGGGCAAAGACAAGCGAGGTGAGAAGCTGGCAGAAACAGAAGAAGACCAGCTTCAGGCGAGAACGGACGGTTCGGATGCGTTCGATACTCTGTGTATCGGCTGTGAGCGTTTCCCCCAGATGACATTCGACATGTTTGTGACATCCTCTATGTAGTTTTCAATAAGCTAATTAGTTTCTATTCTTAAAGTAAACCCTGATAAGCATATAAATTGTTGTCAGGGTTATTTTTATATTTTTCCACCCTTCACTGTTAATAATATTAACATATTCCGTATATTTTAACGTTAAATAATTTAAGATTTCGTTGTGCGGTGGGGCCAACCCTTCATAGACCTCAATACAGATTGCATTTATTAATTTATGTAAATATTTGATTCTGTGCACATTATAAATTTGAGGAGCGGAAATACCAAAAAACTCTATCTGTTTATCCTTATTTCTGGATGCTAATCTACTGGCTCACAATCTGCTGGCACCCGGTAAATTCAGGGAATTTCCCGGGTAACAAGGTAGAAAGACACTCGGTAGTCTTTCTGGGCTGAAGATAGCGTTCACGCAGCGGCCCACCCGCCCCATTGCTTTCCCTACTGGCGGTATAGCTAAAGCTATGTATTGTTTGACTGCTCTTCTGTTCTTCTCTTCGGAATTCATATCGGTGTCACCTCTCACTGCCGGTTACGCCTTTTCTTCACTGCAAAGGTAAATGTTGCCTACCGTATGCCAAGTTCAGGCGCTGTTCACGTAAAAATCTCCACCCCTTCGGAGTAGTATTCAAGGCAGGGCTTTACGGTGAAAACTTGTCTTTCACGGCTGGCAACACCTTTTGAGGCAGTGTAAAAAGGCGAAACAAACCGACAGCGAAAGGCGACGGAATAAAAAAAACTCAGAGAAGGAAGAGCAGAAGAAAAGGCTCACTACCTCGGCTCGAGGTTCAAGAATAAAACTCTAAAACCACTGATATGAAAACCTTTACCGAATCCATGTTAAACCAATGCAGAAAGTACATGTTCAGCTTTTTTGACTACCTGCCCACGAAGTATAAAGCCAGTGCAAGGGATTGGCAAGTGAGAAAATTTGTGTGGTCGTTCAAAGACGGTAAATGTGCCGTTTCGGCTGCCCAGCTTGTTGCCAAGAAAATCCGTGAGCAGTTTGGCACGTCAGCGAGTGACATGGTTTTTGTTTGTATCCCAGCCAGCAGCCAGCGGAAAAATGAAATCAGATACAAAGAGTTTTCCGCAGAAGTGGCGCGGCTTTCTGGAGTCCAGAACGGATACGACCATATCACGGTAGAGGGCGAACGACTGGCAATCCACGAAAGTAAACCAGGAAAGCACGTCAATAATGTGGAAGTAATCAATCTTGACAAAGACTATTTCAAGGGGAAAAAGGTACTTGTATTTGATGACGTGATAACCCGAGGTTTCTCTTATGCCCGTTTTGCCTGCCATTTGGAAATGCTGGGGGCTTCGGTTTTGGGAGGTATGTTTTTAGCGAAAACCTTATTTGTCTAACAATTTAATAATCAACCTTATGAAAGATTTATTCGAAATTTGTGGCGAGTGCCGCCACTTGAGTGATGCAGAAGTAGTGTATCAGCTTACTAACAGCAAGGAAACGAGTAATCAAGTGAACGCCATGTTGGCGAACGGAAACGATGTGTCGATAGAAGATGTTTGTAACCTGCTGACACCAGCACGCCGAGAAATGGCACTGGCAGTCATTGAACTATACAAGCGTATCAAGGAACGGAAAAACAACAGAAAGACAATACACTCCAGTACAGACGTGTATGAAGTAATGCACCCCTACATGGCTGACTTAAAGGTAGAAGAATGTTGGGCAATCTACTTGAACCAAGCAGGAAGAATCATCCGAAAACAGCGTATTTCAGTCGGAGGACTTGCCAGCACACAGGTAGATGTAAGAGTAATTTTGCGGGAAGCCCTCACCTGCAACGCCACATCTATGATACTCTGCCACAATCATCCATCGGGAAATACGCGCCCGAGCCAAGATGATGACCGATTAACCCATGCCCTGCTGGAAGCTGGCAGGACTATGAATATAAGACTACTTGACCATGTAATCGTAGCGGATGGAAGTCATTACAGCTACGGTGACGAAGGTCGGCTGTAGGGGCTGCAAATGGCCGTAGCAGAGATTGGGAGGTGGGTAGCGTCACGGCCGCCCGCCGCCCGATTTTGCTGCTGATCACTACGTTGGCGGCAAAATCGGGCGGCGGGGAATAAGGTATTTCGATTTTTCTACGCCTAAAAGCGGCGATAATAGTAACTATTTTACTATTATTTTATCGTTTTCATTTGTAGATAATAGTAAAATTACTATCTTTGCACTGTTGAATTAAAACAGTGATCTATGAAGACAGTGAAAGTTTCAGCAATTCTCCAGAAATTGCAGGATGATGGATGGTATCTATCGAATCAAGAAGGCAGCCATCGTCAGTTCAAACATCCTGTCAAGAAAGGAAAAGTAACCGTCAACGGTCATACTTCAGACGATGTTTGGGGATTTTTGCTAAAGAGTATTGAAAAGCAATCAGGGTTAAAATTTTAACCCTGAGCGCTTGCTCTAATAGATTTTTAATTCAACATAGGCGGTCCTAATAAGACCGCTTTACTTGAAAACTTAATACAATATTATATGGATAAAGTTGTTATTGAAACCGCACGTACTGAAAACGGATATAGTGGTGCATGTGAATTACTCCCTGGGTGGATTGTAGCTACTACTGGTGATTTTGACAACTTTAAAAAAGAGGTTGTCGACAGCATCCGCTTTTATGTAGATTGCGCCAAAAAGGACGGAGATGAATATCCTGCGGTCTTTGATGGAGAATATGAACTTGTGTACAAATTTGACGTGCAAAGCCTATTACTTTATTATCAGGGTATTTTCTCTTTTTCTGCTCTACAAACTATTACTGGAATAAACCAAAAGCAGCTTGCACATTATGCAGCAGGCAGAAGCAAGCCACGCCCTCAACAGGCTGAAAAAATAGCCAGAGGGTTACATAATCTAGCAAAAGATTTAATGTCGGTCACTGTTTAATTCAACACTTTGCTTTGACTGAGAGATAAAAGGAGCCTCTTAGTAGGCTCCTTTTTTATTGGATTTTTTGCCCTCCTCTAAACATTTTATTACATTTGGACTATTATTTTTATAACAAATTTAATAGGCCAAATGAAAACACAAGATTTCGTCGCAATAGACTTTGAGACCATGACACCGGAGCTGACCAGTGCATGCGCCATAGGGCTTGTAAGAGTCCACAACGGAGTTATCAGCCAAAAGTTCTATTCACTTATCAAACCGATACCTGACTCCAGAACCGAACGCAACACCCATGTACACGGACTGACGGATGAGATGGTAGCCGACGCCCCCACCTTCTCCGAACTATTCCCTTTACTAAAATCCTTCATCGAAGATCTTCCGATTGTATGCCATAACAGCTCCACAGACATCAATGTTTTCAAAGTCTGCATGGAATACTATGGCCTAACCGGAATTGACCTGAGTCACTACGTCGACACACTGGAACTGTACGGCAAAGGCCTGAAAGCATGCTGTGAAGAAAACGGAATCCTACTTGTCAATCACCACGACGCGCTGGCCGATGCGGAAGCCTGTGCAAAGCTCTACCTTTGCTACCAGGGACACCTGGCGAAAGACCTTGCACATTACGACCTGAAGGAAGTGATGGCAAATAAAGAGGCTCGCAAGTACGAACATGACACCTTGATGCCTTTATCCGAGGAAGACATAGAAAACAAGGATACGATTTTCTTCCAAAAGAAAGTGGTGATTACAGGCGTCTTTTGCGCCTACCCTGACCGCGATGAGCTCGGTTCTATTCTGAAATCATTCGGTGCAGACATAAATACGACAATATCAGGCAAAACAAACATTGTCATTGTCGGAGAAGGTGCCGGCCCATCCAAACTCAAAAAGATTGAAGAACTCAATGCCAAAGGAAAGAACATCCGGCTCATTTACGAGAAAGAATTATGCGAAATCATGAACGAAATAACTAAACACTAAGATATTACCTATGGATTTACTTTTTATCTATATATCAGCATGTTTACTTGCTATTATCTTTTACTTAGGATATAAGCTATCATCTTTAAAAAGCAATATTAAAGAATTAGATAAAGAAAAGCAGCAGTTAAGTTCTACTCTAAATGATTTACATCAAACAAATGTTCAATTAACAGACACCAATGAGCAATTAGCAGAACGAAACCAAAAATTAGAAGTATATTCTTCTGCTTTAGATGCAGACAAAGAAGCTGCAGAAAGGTTAGAAAAAGCAAAAGCTGAAGCTTCAGACATTGTTTCTTCTGCTCAAGAAAGAGCTGACAATATGATAAACTCAGCCCAACAGAAAACATCTGGTATGATTACAGAGGCTGAAGAGAATGCCAAAAGCATTATTCAGCAAGCAAATCTTGATTTAGAATCAGCAAAAAATGAGACATCAGAAATCCGAAAATCTAACCGGGAACTGATACAAAAGAGTAAAGAGGAGGCCGAACGTATAAAGTCCGATGCGACCAGACAAGCTACATTAATGCTGGAACAAGCAGAAGAAAAAGCTAAAACAATCGCAGGAGATGCTTATGAGATTGCCCAAAAGGCCCAACACTACGAAAATGTAGCAAAGGCTATGAAAAATGTGATTGAAGGATATGGTGATGAATATCTTAAACCAACCTTTTCTTTATTAGACGATTTAGCAGAAGAATTTGGATATGATGAAGCAGGACAAAGGCTAAAAGATGCAAGAGAAAAAACAAAAATGCTCATAAAGAGTGGCAATGCTTCAAAATGTGATTATGTAGAAACAAATAGAAGAACCACTGCTGAAAATTTCGTTCTTGACGCGTTTAACGGTAAAGTGGATTCTATTTTATCTATGATAAAAAAAGACAACCACGGTATTTTGGAACAGAAAATCCGTGATGCTTATTCTTTAGTGAATAATTTAGGAATGGCATTTAGAAATGCTCACATTACTGAAGTTTATCTCGAGGCACGATTAGATGAATTAAAATGGGGAGCTATCGTCTATGAACTAAAACTTCAAGAGCGAGAAGAGCAACGGAGAATTAAAGAACAGATTAGAGAAGAAGAGAAAGCACGTCGCGAATATGAACGTGCAATGAAAGAAGCAGCTAAAGAGGAAGATACTATTCGCCGTGCCATGGAAAAAGCTCAACAGGCAATCGAAAAGGCCAGTGCAGAGCAAAAAGCTAAGTATGAAGCTCAGTTGGCCGATTTACAAGTCAAACTGCAAGAAGCAGAAGCAAAGAACCAAAGGGCTTTATCTATGGCTCAACAAACGAAGTCCGGACATGTTTATATAATATCTAATATCGGTTCATTTGGTGAGAATGTATTTAAAATCGGTATGACAAGAAGACTGGAGCCATTAGACCGCGTCAGAGAACTGGGTGATGCCAGCGTTCCATTCCCGTTTGATGTTCATGCAATGATTTATTCTGAGGATGCTCCTGGACTAGAAACAGCTCTACATAAATATTTTGTACAAAATCAGGTGAATAAGGTTAACCCTAGAAAAGAATTTTTCAGAATACCTATTTCTGCAATTAAAGAAGAAGTAGAAAAAAGAGGATTAGAAGTCAAATGGACTATGGCTGCAGCTGCGTTAGAATATAAAGAAACATTGGCAATTGAAAAATCTATGCTTTCAGACAAAGAAGCAAAAGAAAAATGGTTACAGCAACAAAATTCCATGGAAGCTGTCATTGACAATGATGATGAGACTGAAAACTAAAACAATTTATCTATGAAGAATTTATTATTAATATTATTGGCTACTTTCATGTCCTTCAATACAATGGTAGCTCAAGAAAAAGGTTATAAAATAGGATTTTTCGGTGCTTATAACCAATATCCTATTATTGAATCAAATCAGCAAACGTCCGATGGTATAAAGATAGTGACAGGTTCCAGATTTATTTCAACAACAAAAAACTCCTCTTATACAACAAAAAGTGAATTGTATTTTGAACTCGGATTATCCGTTTCCCAAATAGGCAATGAACCTTTAGAATACACACTTGACGTAATGGCTGTAACAACAGACCTAAATAGTCTTTACGTGTTTAAAGACTCTCCTATGCTCATTAAATTATATGATGATGAAGTTATTAAACTATTTTGCAAAGAGAAAGCGGAAGATAACATAGGTGAGGTAGTTTCTTTAACCTACAATATACACAGATATACAATCATTGCTCAATATAAAATCAGCAAAGAAGATATTGAGAAATTAAAAAAAGGAATTAAGAAAATCAGACTTGAGGTCAATGCAGAAAAAAGAGACTATGAATATAAACGATACAAGAAAGATGAAGTAGGAGCTTTCTTGTTTGAGGAATACAACTTGATAACAAAAGCTCTTTCTGAACAAACATCATTTGAGGAAGGTTTCTAACTTCACCAGTACTCCTTAGCCAGTACCGCAGTACTTCCCTGAAAGTACTATAGTACTTCCGTAGCAGTACTGGAGTACTCCTTAGAAAGTACTGAGAACATAACCCAGAGACCCTATAAAAAGCGGAAACACTAAAAAGTTTCCGCTTTTTCTTTTGCTATTCCAAAATAAATCCTCATATTTGCAACGATCTCCATTTTGTGTAGGCGACGATGGCTCGCCAAATATCTTTGCTGCGGGCATTTTTTATGTCCATAGCTTTGCTATATACCTATATGGTTCCGACCCCCGTGTGGAGCGTTAATGCGCCCACTGCCTGCACAAGGTGGAGATCAACGGGAAAGCGGAACCTTTTCTGTTTCCTTTCCCGTAATTAACCACATATTGTTTCATTTTAATTGATCTCCAAAATGAAAAATCAAATTGCATTGCCTGTAAGCCAGGCAAAAGAAAGCCGCATTTCTTTATGGCTGAACCGTGAAAACAATCTCTTTTCCTGGATCATGGAAGAGAAAGTCACTAACCGTCAGACTGTGCTGGTATCCCAAGCACTGATTTCTTTTAGTCTGCTCACCTGCTCGTTATTTACCCACTGGCTGGCAGCCGTTGTCTGCCTGTGCTGGTTCGCTTGTTCCATCTTACTTTGCAGGAAAGGAGGTTTACGATGACCGAATCTTCACAGCAACCGATATTCCGTGTCGATAAATACCAGGCATACGAAGAGGACACGGTACTGTTCGAACAATACAGCATCCTCATGTATGGGAGTGAAAAACTATGCTGCACCCGCCCCGAAATGGAGCAACTAAACAAATTAATCCAACGCGCTTTAAACGACAGAAAGGAGGCAGATCATGGCAACCGATAAAATCAAATTTGACAAATATATCCTTATCCGTTACTTCCAGGAATATCTCCCGGTGGAACAGGAAAGCGAGAATGTGATATACAAGACCTCCCAGCAGGTTCAGGACGAACTGTCTGAGATGGCCGAAATCAGCATCAACCAGATTGCGGCCACGATGGTAGAACTACGATACAAGCTCACCATCGGGCCCGATGGCAGGCCGGCATGGATGATGCTGCGCAAATAGCCGGAAGCATTTTAGATGATTACATTTTTTCTACATTGATAGTGTGAAGGCGTGGCGCCGTGAGGGCGCTGCGCCTTTTGTCTTTTTACCCCTTTTCCGCACCGGGTATCTTTGAGCAAAACAAAGAATCATGGTTTCTGTCACTCAAAAAATACCGGAATTTGCGCTTTCTTCTCAACTTAATGAAATCGTAATCAATGCAGATGAAGAGGTTACATTCATTTTGAAGAAAAATGATTCTGTAATTTTGCAAGAATCATATACACCAGACTCCCAAAATATTATCCGGATATTGGATCTGTTCTCTCTGCTCGAATCTTATTTAATCAATGAGCCGCTCACAAATTTCACATACGAAATGATAGCGGATAGTCTGTGGGATAATTCCACAAATTTCACGGTACTGTTATGCCGTCCCATCGTCCCCTGCAGTGCAGAGGATTTTGTAGCGAACTACTTTCTGACGACCTTGACCGGACGTGACAAAATCACTTCCTTTGGCCGCACGGAAACGCTGTACCTGGCAACCGGGAAACTGTCTTCCGGCGGTACGACCATCCCAGTGACGGCAGAATGTATCTTCGTAAACGACCAGAACCAACTGCTCAAGTCCACCCGTTCCTTGGGCAACGTAGCCGACTATGGCATCCGTTCCATTGATGTATCACCTTCCCAATTCACACAGTCCGGCTACAAACTGCTGCGGTACACCATCCTGGCCGGTGCCCGGAAGCAGACCTTCCGCGTGGACCAGGACGAACCGGAATCCATCGGACTGAAGTTCCGGAACTCGTTTGGAGCTGTCGAGACATTCTATTTTGTAGGCGGTGACACAGTTGAACCGGAACTGACCCGAAGTGCTGCTTATTTCGCTGGACAATACAAGACCTATTATGTAGATGAGCAGCGCAAGCACACACTCAATACAGGCTACATCCCTGAATCCATGTTCGCCCTGGCCGACGATGTGGCAAGGGCGACCGAAGTCTGGCTGATGGATGAATCCGGCGACATCCCGATAACCATCACCGAAAGCAATACCAGCAGGAGCGATGAAGACGATGGTCTGTTTGCTTTCACTGTCTCTTACATCTTCGCATCCCGGTGCCAGCAGCGGCTCCGTCTGCTTCCAGACATCTTCGACGACTCATTCGATGACACATACAATTAAAGCCTATGAACGTAATACATATCAAAGACGCATTGAGGTTGCTCGAGTCCGGGCAACCCTGCGACCTGAAGCTGTGGAAGCTCAGCACAGGCGACATTCTGGAATACCGAGGCGCGGTGTGCGTTGGCTCCCACTGGCGCCAGGGACTTCACCGGGTCCGCCTTCCGGCATCCGGCCTAATCCGTTCTTTCCGTGACATATCCCTTTTCGAAATTAACAACATGACAATTTATCTCTAATATGGAACCCACAATCTCACAATACGACGACAATTTTATGCCTGGTGAAATATTCGACATCGAGGTATCCAAAATAAACACCGAAATGGCTTCCGTGGAAGACAGCAACCAAGTATTCGACGAAGACGCGAACATCAGCACAACACCTGTGCCGAACCGGCAAGGAATGTCGTATGTCAATTTTGGCGAAGACAACCAGCTGCCGTTCAAAATCATCAAGATGATTGGCCAGGATGAAGTCATGAGCCAGAACAAACTGTTCAACGTCATCACCTGTTACGGGGCCGGGCTCAAGTATATGGACGTAGATACCAAGCAACCCACCACACATCCGGAGATTAAGAGCTGGTTGGTCCGAAACAGTCTGCCGCTGTTCCAGCTTGAGCAGGCCACGGACATGAAGTATTTCTTTTTCTGCGTGTCGGTCATCATTCTTTCCAAGGACGGCAATAGAATCAACCGACTCATCCACAAAGAAGCCTGTTACTGTCGGTTCGAAAAAGCAAGATACGGCAAAATCAACCACGTGATTTATGCCAATTTCCGCGACAACGCCTCACTCAGTCCGGATGACTACGAAGTCATCCGACTGCTTGATCCGCGCGACCCGCTGGGCGACCTGATGGTGCTCATGGGGCGCGAGCCGGGGCGTGACGGACAAACGAGAGTCCGAACGAAAGACAAGAAATTCGCCATCCTGGTGCGATTCCCGACGCCCGGCTTCCAGTATTACCCCATCCCCTATTACACCAGCATTTTCCGGGGCGACTGGTACGACATCAAGCGATTGATCGGGAAAGGTAAAAAAGCGAAGCTGCGCAACCATGCCAGCGTGAAATACCAGGTCGAAGTGCACAAGGACTATTGGAGTAATATCTGTTCGGAAGAGCACATTACCGACCCGCTGAAGAAGATGGAACGTATCAAAAAGGAGAAGGAAAATATCAAGAAGTTTGTTTCCGGAATCGAAAACAGCGGCAAGGTTTGGATAACCGGATACTACATCGACCCGAATGGCCGTGAGGTCCGCATGGTGCGTATCAACATCATCGAGACCGGAAAGGAGGGTGGCGACTGGAGCGAAGACATTCAGGAGGCCAGCAACATTACTTGTTACGGCGACAATATCCACCCCAACCTGGTGGGAGCCACGCCCGGCAAAGGACAGAGTAACAACTCCGGTTCCGACAAACGAGAGCTGTTCACACTCAAACAGGCACTGGAGATTCCCTTCCACGACCTGATGAACATCCCTCATCAGATTGTAATTGCGTATAACGGATGGGGTGAAAAGGTGTATCCAGACATTCCAATGGTACTTCTTACCACCCTTGACCAGAACACCGACGCGAAGCAAAAGACAACTTCCGACCTTGAAAGTCAATCCTAAAACAAATCAATATGGCTATCACATTTTCACAAAATGTTTTCGAAAGAATATGTACCTCTGCAACCAATTCCACGGCAGAGGTCTACGACATGATCGCCCCTCACCTCGACGATACCCTGCAAAGCATTAACCGGGTGCTGCTGGGCGACATGGCAGACAAACTGGATACTGTTCCCGGCCTCGAGGCGGCCGTCGTAAAACTGGTTTGTCTGCGTACCTATCAGGAACAGATACCGCAGCTCGACCTGGTATTAACACCGACAGGCTTTGGCGTAGTGTCTAACCAGAATCTGGCCCCGGCTTCCGCAGACAGAGTGAAAAACCTGCTGCAGCAAGTTACCAACTCCGCCGAGGACGCATACGACCGGTGCCTGGAATTGCTGGTCGGAACCGACTGGGCGGATACAGCACAGGCTCGTATCAACATACCGAACCTGATTTACACCGCACGGCAGCTGAAGATGTACGTCGAATTCCCGTCCGCAGACGTACATCGTTCCAAGCTGGTAGAATGTCGTTCCCGCATGTATCAGGCAGAAGAAAAACTCCGGCAGCACGTGTCGGCTGAGTTCTTCGACCACATCCTTGAACAGACCCGGCACAATGCGTACACCAAAGAAGAAACCGCTATGGCCGACTACATGTGCAAGTTTATAGGCTTCTGCATTGCGAAGGATTGGGCGGCGGCAAAGGACATGCTGGAACACATCGAGAACTACGCGGAAGCCAAGGCAGAAACCTTCACTGCTTACAAGAACTCCGAGGCGTACAAAGTCAAACATTTTCAGACTTATCAGAATGAAAAAGACGATTCCACATACTTTTGGGGGTAGAATCCTCGATTTCCGTTTCCCCACTTCGTGGCAACAGCTCAACCAGGAACAGTTGCGATATGTGTTCCTGGTCATCACCTTGTTTCCTCCAGCCAAGGCCAAAACCTACGTCTTCATGCGCTTTACCGGAATCCGTGTCCGGAAGCGAGTAAAAGTGGGATGGCTGTGCACGTTCCGCCTGAACTGGCACAAGAAACTGAGGTTCATCCTTCAGGACTGGCAGGTGCGCAGCTTTCTCCGGCAAATTGATTTTATTTCCGAGCCCAACGCCTACCCCGTCCGTCTGGACAAGATAGGCGGCCGATATGCCATCGATGCGATGCTGCACGGTCTGAGCTTCGAAGATTACCTTTGTTGTGAGAACCACTACCAGGGCTACCTGTATTCGCAGGATATTTCCCAACTCAAATCCCTGTATGGTTTCCTATACAAGAAAAAGCCTGGTGCCAGAGGCTCACTGAAGGCTGCCTTTTCCCGTATCAAGGAATACGAACTGGTATCCGTATTCCTTTGGTGGGGCAGCGTCAAACTGTATTTCATGTCCCTATTCCCCCATTTCTTCCAGCCATTCCATCGACCGGCCGACGCTGATCAGCCGGAGCTGCCCGACCTGATGGGCGCGATGAACGCCCAGATCCGGGCACTGACCGGCGGAGACGTGACGAAAGAAAAGGAAGTCCTGCAGATGGACTGCTGGCGAGCCCTGACTGAACTGGACGCAAAAGCACACGATATTCAAATCATAAAATCAAGACAAGATGGACACAAATAAATTCTTTGACGGCCACGCTTACTTTAAAGAGCTGACCGAAAAGAACAAACTGGCCACAGCCAACTCGTTCTATCCGTGTTCCTGCAGTGGCATCAATTCCCTTCAGGATGTGCTCGACAATTTTCGGAAACAATCCTCTTTCGTCTGCGTCGATGACACCAACGACGCTGCCGTCGAACAAATCGGTGGTGGCTGGTTCAAGAAGCGCACCTTCACGGTATTTCTCCTGATCCGATACAAATACGATGACATGACCGACCGGGCGGCAAAGCTGGACATCTGCCGGCAGCTCTTCCGACAGTTCCATTCCCGCATGATCCGTGACAAATACATCTACGAAGACCTGGATTTATCCTTCCTGAATGTCTCCAAAATCTACGCCCGTGAACTGGGGGAGTATTTCATTTCTGGATGCACTGGCCTGTACTTCATGGTAGAGTTAACTGAACCAACTGATTTATGTTATAAGGAGGACGAGTGGGATGGCTAGAGGATGGCATGGAATGAATACAGGGTGGCATAGCCTTGATTCAGAAAAGAAACGACAAATGGCTGAAAATGCGACTCCTGAAGACCGCTTAAAATACATGAAAGCCTGGTCGGAAATGATGGTAAACATTTGGCGTGAAAAGATAGAACGATTGCACGTAATAGATACTTATACTCTGCATCGGCAAATCACTGAAAATGTAGCAGGTTCAACAGACTTCGCAACCATACAGCACAAATTCATGGAGTACGGTATATACCAAGATTGTGGTACCGGAGTCGGATATAAAAAAGGGAATAAAGGTTATCTTGAGGTCTTAGATTACAGATATCGAGAGGAAAACAGACTGGATATCCCACGCAAAAGAGGCCCAGGTTGGGGAGGTGGATATACTTCAGGTGAAACAAGGTATCCGCGAGAATGGTTCTCACGCCCATATTATGCCTCAGTTATGGTATTAAAAGAACAGATGGCTTTCATGTATTCAGAAGAATTTTGTGGCTTGATTGTTGATGCCATCCAATACAACGAAAGAGTCAGAGGCACATCCTTAAGAAACCGTCTTTGGGGGTCCCATTGGAAAAACAAGAATAAGTATTCTTATTAATGTCTTTTTGAAATCTAACTCGGTAAGTTTACTTCGTAAAAAACTCAGAATTATGGCAACAAAAACATTCGAAGAACTCAAACAATTAGCAATCCAGATCCGCGATGAGAAGACCAACAAACAGAACACGGCTACCCGTGTAGGCACGGAAATGCTGGAACACCTAAACAAGCTCGAACAGGATTACTATGATAAAACCACAACCGATGAAGAGCTAAAGAAACGGGATAATAAACTTACAAAGCTAGACAATAAAACAGACAATTTGGAAAGTCAAAAGCTGAATAAATCTGAATCCCCACAAAAAGACACGGAAGAAGACGGCGCTTTCTTTACCGATGAACTTGGTAATGTTTTCATGCAATACCTTAAAGATGAAGGTTTTGATGTGGCAAAAATATCAAAGTCATTTTTAGCGAAAATTTCCAGTGTGATTTCCGCTGTAGTAGACACGGAAGAAGACGGCGCTTTCTTGTGTAATGAAAAGGGAGAAGTTTTTGCAAGATTTGTCAATGGAAAATTTGAAGTTGTTGGATTATCGGGTGGTGGTAGTAGCAATGTTGAAAATTTAGAGGATGTAAAAAATGTAGTTGGTGGGTCTGCTGGTCAGTTTTTGCAAAAACAAGCTGATGGGAAATGGGCTGGTTCAAATGTAAGTTTTCCTCAACAATCACTAAATGGTCTCACAGATGTTAATATTAATCCTGTAGAAGGTAGCATTCTACAGTATAAGAATGGTAGATGGGTTAATGCTGAAATATCTATAGAAGGATTAGTAACTACTGATTCAAGAGCGAATCATCCATGCTATGGAAAGCACTTTTTTTCACTTGGCGATAGCCATACTGAGGGAATACAGCATGGATTATGGCAAAAATTCTGCAAGATAACAGGCGCAATCTATCATACATTATTAAGGAAAAAAGTAAATGATGAATATCATTTTTTCAGCGCTACAACATCTTCAGATTCTTATACGGAACTAATTGATGAAGAAGATACAGGTGTGGTTGTAAATTGTGACCAGTTTAATTGGGCTAATTATGTTCATGCAGCATACACTTATGCACAAAAAAAGGGATTTAATATAGATTATATTTTTGTTGAAAATTGTCATTTTACAAAATGGAACTTTTATGAAGAAGATGGAACTTTGATTGAAAACGTTCCTATTGTTTTATTGAATCCAACAAAAACATATTCTAAAATTTTTAAGGATGCTATGGAAGTTATGAATTTTATGTCAAAAGATGAAAACGTATCTTCTGTAGTTGATGAGTTGGGCTTCGATTCAATAGATTCTTCTTTTAATTTAAGATATGGTTCTGTAAGTCAAGAGTTAGTGTTTAAACTTAAAGATTCTACCTTTTTAAACATGAATGCTACTGCAAAAATTTACTTTGGAGATAATAATCCTATTTCAACAGAATTAAAAAAAGGAATGAGTTTAACGGAATGTGTAGATGCTATAAACCAATGGTCCTTTCAAGAGTTTTCGGAATGGGAAAACAGTAATAAAGGAACTACAGGTAATTCAACCATATTGTTAAATTACAACTATTCTTCAAATGAAGAAATGAATATTGCAAGGTTGGAAATAGACGAAGGGTGTAATCTTGAGATGGAAGAACCAGAAATATCCTCTAATTTAAGAGATTGGATACACGAATATGGACTAAAGTCAACAGAGGGTCTAAGGAAGCAATCAAGCTGGTTACGAAGCGGTGGATACGTTAATTGGAATAAACCAAATGCTATGCTAGGTGCTATGCAGTATATTGGGAAATATAGTCCAAAAACAAAATTTGTCTTTTTGGGAATATGGAATAACAGCATGAGTGAAAAATACATATACCCTGACGGTTCTGTCAATCCTTATGGTTTATTCAAAAGCGATTCTTATAAGAGCGGTCAGATATCTAAAGAGTCTATAAAAAATATTGCCGAAATATTTGGATGGCAATATATAGACGTTGATAAGCTTTCAGGAATTACCCCATTTAATGTTACACCAACGTTTAATTCATACAACAATGTACACATGGAAGATGCAGGATATACTCGTTCTGCTGAAATAATAGCTAGATATGTAAAATAAATAAATAAAATTATGGGTAAAGCTTTAATTTTTAGTGGACTTCAGGTTGAAGAACCACTTCAGAAGGTTACATTATTACAATCCGGTTTAATTACTCCAACTTTATCAATTTCTTCAAATAATGAAGAGACTGATACCACTTTTTCTTTCACTATATCAGCAGAAAATGCAACTAAAGTATCTTATATAGTAAAAGAATATTCTGAAGGTGCTCCTTCTGATATATTTTCAGAAGGTGAAAGTATTACAATATCAGAACTGCCTAAAAAAATTACAGTGTCAGAAAAAACTCCTGAAACAAAGTATATCATATATGCAGGAGCTATTAGTTCTGATAATGTTAAAGTTGAAAAGAATATTTCTATTACAACAAAAGAGAAAGTGCTAGTTACTGCAGATGATTATGTAGAAGAATATAAAAAACTTGCTACATCAATATCTTCTGAACAGGAAAATGCTTTAAAAGCATTTATTGGAAGTTTAATATCAGATGGGTTATGGAGTAAAGTCTTACATTTTTATCCTCTTTTAGGAGGAATAAATCAATACAAGTATGATGTTAAAGATGTCAGAAATCAAAAGGAATGGAATACTCCTGAAAATGGCACATCATGGGATTCTGTAAGAAATGCAATATATACAAATATACCTGGAAAGTCATTGGGAAAACCACTTGAGCTTACAGATGTAGATGAAGGAAATTATTCGCTATTTATAAGTTATAAGGTTCACAATAAAAATAATACTCCTGAATGGATGTTTATGAAAGATTACCAAAGAGGGAATACTAGAAAAGATTCGTTTTCAGTTCCCATTTGTAGTTCAAATGGTGGTTGGATGTGTCCTTATGTTCAAGACATAATAAGTCCTGCTCAGAAAAATATCAACAACTACAGGATTAAAGAAAATACTTATAATATTTATTCTTGTACCCTAGATGGAACTAATTGCTCTTTATATGTTAAGACTGGCTCTAATGGAGTAGAATTAGTTGATACAGTTTCTTATGCCAAAACCAACAATAGAATATTTAGTATGGCATTGGCGGGATATTATAGTCAAGAGATGGAAGCTCCAGCACAACAGGTTGCTAACGGATGTTTCGGCGTTATTTTAATAACAAACTCATCTCTGATAAAAGATGATGTCTCTAAGATAATGGAACATGTAAGAACATTTGACGTTGCTGTTGGAAGAGATTCAGACTTTGTAGAATAACCCGGTAAATTTCTAAAAAGCATTTATTAAGACAATAGTTTTGTAAACCAATGAATAATTAAACTAACCAATATAATTTAATTTACAGATATTGTTATGATAAGAATATATCACTACTTTTGCATAAAAGCTAAAAATATGTTTGAGAATTTTGCATCTATAATGAATAAAGCTTCCGTACAAAATGAAAAAAGCAACATTCTAAACGGATTAAAATTGCCTATTATTGCTGTTTTTTTTATTAGGCGTGGTTTTAATATCATTTGCCTTAATAACAACTAATACTATTTTCAGTTATATTTTATTAGGATGTGGACTAGCTGTAATGGTCATAGGTTTACCAATCCTAATATGTGTGTATTTACATTTTTATACTCGATCATATAATGAAAACCCTATGCAATTGTATTCCGAGAAATTTAACAATGATCAAGCCGTTATAAAGATATTTGGTGAGCGAGGTACAGAAGCAAACCTACGACTTCCTGAATCTCAATATTTATATGATACAAATGAACATAAAAAAGAGGAGGGAATTCAATGAAAGTTTTTTTATTAATATATAATGAAATCAACGGCTCAAATTTAGGAGCAAATTTGACCTTATTTTCTTTTCTTGAGCAGAATAAATTTGAATGGTGGAAATATGCACAAGATAACATGTTTATTGCTACTCCAGATAGCTACGATACTGAAATTCTAGAGAAAATGTTAATTAAACTATTTCCAACAGCAATTACCGCCGTTATTGAGGTGGATGTAAAAAAATGGTCAGGTAGAGGACCTGTACAAACATATAAAGGTAATCCTGTATCTTTTTTATTTTGGTTTGAAAAAATATCAAATCCAAATTATATTCCAGCTTGGTTAAGAAAAGATGATGATGTAGAAATATATCAAAAGCCTAGTAAAAGAATGCATTTCACTGAAGTCCCCCACAAAAAAGAGCATAATATCATGGGACAAAGCAGTGGAAAAAAAGATGAGTAATCTCGTTAAACCCCAAATACACTTAATTCACTAATTTAAATGAAGAAGGAGGGACTGGCACCCTCCTTTGATCTTTTTATAAGAAGTTTGCTAACCAATCTGTGATTGACTACCAGTTTTCTTTTATTTCCTGGACAAAATAGTATTTTGCCACAGGTTTTATAATCTTCCAAACCGCCTTAGTAATTTTAGCCTACCATATAGCCCGACGGTAACGATTCAGCTATAGGAGGCATTTTTTCAAATTATACATAAGCACATTGATTTAAAATTTAAAGGGCCCACCTTAAAGTCCCTAGCCCATTAGGACTGCATAAGGAAAGTAATGCAAATATATAAATAATCTTTTTCCTACAATTAATAAGGGCAAATACTTGTATAGCCTCTGCCGGAACTTGCGTAGTTTCATGATTTCAAGGAATTACGTGCAGTATTCAAGATTCGGTAGAGAATCGGTAGAAATAGGACTACTAGCTGTCCTTTTCTACCCATTTTCTACTTTATTATGTCTTTTTACCCACCACGAGAACTTCATAATTTTGATTGACAATCAATGAAAAGTATGACGAATTTATCGAATCTGTTCGAGTGGCTGAAGATTAGTAACCGCCCGAAACACCTCAAAGCAGGTATCATTATTTTTATCATTTGGATTGGATCAGTCCTTCTTCTCACCACCATGACTATCCTACAAGCTACATTAACTGGTGCAATATGCGTATTTGTTGCTATGTGTGCAGTAGAATATATTCAAAAAAGCATTGGTGGAAAGTGGGACTGGCTGGACATTTTAGCCGGAGTACTCCTTCCTATGATTGCGGTTCTGATTATTTACCTATATGGAGTTTTTAAATGATATCGTTAATACAATCAGCAGCATCCTTTCTTCAATATTCCTTCCGCTAATAGGAGTATTCATGTTTCATGACGCACGACGTAGAAAAGAGGAAGCAACTGCTCGAAAGGAAGAAGCTATTGCTCGTAAAGCCGAAACGGACAACATTACCAGTTATGCAGCAGAATGGAAAGAACTTTATGAAAAAAAAGAAGCGAAAGTACAGGAACAGGACAAAAAAATAGACCAGCTTTATGCGGAAAAGAATGAAGACCGCCTGCGAATTCGCGAGCTCATGGAGAAAAATACGACACTGGAATTGGAAAATCAAAAGCTGATTGTAAAAAGATGTGATGTAAGAGGATGCGGGAAAAGACAACCGCCAAATGATTATTAACTATAAAAAAAGTTTTTATGACAACACAACCACGTGGCCTGCGTAATAACAACCCAGGCAACATCCGCAACTCAGATGCAACCGACTGGCAAGGGGAGGTTCCTGCATCTAAAAAACGAGACAAGACCTTCGAAGAATTCGAAGACATGGCCCACGGTTATCGGGCACTAATCAAGCTGCTGCAGAACTACCGACTGAAGTACGGTTGCCAGACGATTGCCGATTTCATCAGCCGGTGGGCACCTCGGATAGAGAACAACACTTCCGGCTATATTTCACGTGTATGCCAGGAAATGCAGGTCCCGACAACCTACGTTCCGGATGTGGAGGATAAGACAACCATGTGCGCCTTTGCTGCCGCTATCTCACAAGTGGAAAACGGAGTACCAGCTGTAATGGAAGACGTAGAAAAAGGATGGGAGCTGCTATGAAATCATTGAATATACTTTTCTTCATAATTATCTTCAGTACGGTGCTTTTCAGTTGTGAAACCGGGAAGCACCTCGCTTCAGAGCATACACAAATCATCGTACACGACAAGCTGATACCTGTTTTCAAGCCAGCTGACTCCGCATCCATCCGGGCATTACTGGAATGCGATTCAAACGGTCGTGTCGTCCTTTCCTGGTTGGACATGGCACTGTCCGAAAACGCACGCCTACAGTTCAAACTGGATTCAATGGGCAACCTGATGGCAGACTTCAAGGTGCCTTCAGATACGGTATTCATTCCAGGGAAAGATAGTACAATCATTCAAAAAACAGTGCAAACCGTTGAAGTGGAAAGGAGTATTACCCCCTGGCAGAAGTTCTGCATGGTATTCACCATCGTAGTGCTTATTCTCTTTGTGCTGTTTGTCGTTTACAAGATTCGTTCATTCTTAATCAATAAATAATATGGCTATAAATCAGGTGGCAACCGTCGAGGTCCGAGTAAATGGTGAAGAAGCAAAGCAGGAGTTAAAAGACCTGGAGAAATACGCGACCTCTCTCAAAGGTCAGTTGGCAGATGCTTACAAAGCTGGAGATACATCTAAAATCAAGCAGGTCACTTCCGAACTTCGAAAAACGGAAGCCCAGATTAAGACGCTGAAGAAAGATACTACGGCGCTTACCGAGGTAATGAATAACCTCGACAAAGCCACGCCGAAAGAACTTCGCGCCACCCTGACAGCCATCAACCGACAGCTGAACAGCGGTTACATAAAAAGAGGTTCTGCCGAGTGGAAATACTACCAGCAGCAGGCCAAGCTGGTAACAGCTGAGCTTCAAAAGATAAAAACGGAAGTACAGGAGACTGAAGGCTGGTTGTCCCGTTTCAATAACGGTTTTGCTAAATGGGGCGGCTTGTTGGCGACGGGTGCAGCCACCATTACAGGTGTGTCTATGGCCCTGAATACCCTTCGCAACAACCGCGACTCAAAGGAATCCTCTCAGGCAGAACTGAAGGCATTAACCGGGTTGGACGACTCATCCATCCAGTGGCTTACAGAACAGGCCGAGAAGCTATCCACGACCATGGACGAATCCGGCTTGCGCATCCGACAGTCTTCCGACGAAATCCTTCAGGCGTACATGCTTATCGGTTCCAAGAAACCGGAGCTGCTAAAAGATAAAGAAGCCCTGAACGCCGTCACAATCGAAGCCATGAGACTGGCCGCTGCCGCTAAAATCGACCTGAAGGATGCCGTGACAGCCACCACCGTATCCCTCAATATGTACGGAGAATCAGCCGACCAGGCCGCTCGCTATGTGAATGTACTGGCCGCCGGTTCCAAAGAAGGTGCAGCCGATGTTTCCGCTCAGGCTGCATCCATCAAGAATGCGGGTGTAGCCGCCTCCGGTGCCGGAGTGAGCATCGAGCAGCTGCAGGGTACCATCCAGATGCTGGCAGAAAAAGGACTGGAGGCAGAGCCGGCCGGTACCGCACTACGCAAGTTCTTCCTGGTACTGCAGACGGGGCCGGACGAAACCAATCCGAAAGTGGTTGGCTTGCAGACTGCGCTCGAGAACCTGAACAAAAAGTCACTGACAGCTGCACAGATCCAAACCATGTTTGGTGAAGAAGCCTACTCGGCTGCCACCATCCTGATAGACAATGCCGATAAGGTACGACAATACACCGAAGCTGTCACGGATACCAACATCGCCATGGAACAGGCAGCCATCAACTCCGACACCAACGAGGCGAAGATGGCACAGTACCGCAACAGCATCAAGGAGGCCGGCATCGAACTGATGGAGCGGCTCAATCCGTCGTTGTCACTGTTTACCGGCTGGACTACGAAAATCATCGTGTCCCTCCCTACCCTGATTGACTGGTTTATCAAATACAAAAATCTCATTATACTAACAGTTGGAAGTTTAGGCACATATATGGCAGCTCTAAAACTGGCTACATTATGGGAAGAGAAGTTTAAAGATGCAAAAGCTGCAAGTATTATAGTAGATAAGGCCAAAGTAACATGGAGCAAAGCAGTGACAGCAGCTTCATATCTACAGGCTTCTGCAATGTTCTTGCTAACCACGAGAATGTCCAATCTTACAACTTCTATAAGACTTTCTGTAGCAGCATTGAAGATGTTCTTCACTACCCTAAAACTTAATCCTTTCGCAGCCATATCGACAGCAGTAACAGCGTTGGGATTTGGTATATATAAGTTAATAACTTATACAAGTGACGCAGACAAGGCCTTCAAAAATTTTTCTACAAACAACACACAACAACAAACGGAGCTTTACAAACTTTACGATGCAATCAGAAATACCAATGAAGGTAGCAGACGCAGAATCGAGCTTATAAAAGAATTCAATGACAAATATGGTGGTTATTTGGATAATCTTCTTTCAGAAAAAGACTCTGTTCGTGATATAGCAAAAGCCTATAAAGACGTTTCTGTAGCCATACAGAATAAATTAGCCTTAGAAGAAATAGAAAAGAGGAAATCAGAAATAACAAATAAGTCCCTTGAAGATAGAGCCGATTACATGGCTGAGTTTCAAGGCATTTTATCACGTAGACTAACTTCATCTACAACTGATAATATCAGAAATGTAGTTATAGGCTATGTAGATGATATGGTAAAAAAAGGATATACGGAAAAACAGATTGCAGATGCCGTGTCCAAATCATTATATAAGAAGTATGGCAATTCATTAAAACTCTATGACTTGTCAGACGCTAAAGATGTTATAAAAGATTATGTATCTATAGTAAAAAATGATTATGACCGTATCGCAGAAATAGAGAATAAATTTAGTGCCTTAATCGTCAAGACCAAAGAAAATCAGAAAGCTGTCAATCAATTAGACGAAATAATCGTAACTCCAGATAAAAATGGTAATACTAATACAGATATAACAACAACTCGGACAGATAACAAACCATCTACGACAGAGATTGCGTCCACCGCAGAGAACAAACGCTACTACGATGAACTGTCCGACCTGAAGAAGTCATATCTCGCCAGCGATGAAATGACACAACAGGAATACACCCGCTTCATGGAAGACCTGGAGATGCGTCACCTCGAGAATATGCTGGCCATTGCTGGCCTGGAGCCGGACAAACGTCAGCAGCTCGAGCAAAAGGTTCTCGAAATGCGTATAAAGTACAAAGAAGAGTGCAACAAGCTGGATGAAGAAGAAGAAAACAAAGCATCTGAAGAATCCTTCACCCGTTTGGAAAAACAGTACCAACTGGAGATCCAGGAAGCGACGAAAAAACATTATGATACGCTATCTTCCGAAGAGGATTATTATACTGAGTTGGCGGACATACAGCAACGTTACTATGATGAAGTACTTAATTCTACTCAAATATCTGAAGAAAAGAAAGCAGAAATACAGCAGAGAATTGAGAAGCAGAATTTGGACAAATCCGAAAAAAACTACCGTGACCATCAACAGAAAATCCGTACGACACTTCAGATGGCACAGGAAATTGGAAAAGATTTTGGTACCACATTTGCAGAATTAGTAACAGATTCAGAGTCGACATTAGTCGACTATATGAAAGCGACCATTAACCTGATACTCGATACATTACAAAAGATTATGCTTGCCTCTGTGGCTGAGACACAGATAAAAGCAATAGCCTCTGGAGGGCCATTCAGTTGGGCTGGACTTGCAGCAGCAGCTGGGAAAATTGCATTGATTACAGCTGCATTTGAAACGGCAAAAGCGTTAATCAGCAATTTTTATACAGGAGGATATACGGGAGACGGACAATGGGATGAACCACGTGGAATAGTTCATGCAGGAGAATTTGTAGCAAACAGATACGCAGTCCAGAACCCGGTAGTCCGCCCTGTTCTTGACCTGATAGACCAGGCACAGAAAAACAACACAATCGGAAGTCTGACAGCTAGTGATGTGGCTCAAGTGATATCCCCTTCCATTAATGTCAAGTCATCAAATCCGGAGAATATCATTTCTCCAGATAATGATCCTCGCATGACATATATGCTCCAGTATATGCTTGTCGCTATCAAAAAATTAAATAAGAAGCTGGAAGAACCTATTTTTACTTATACCAAAGCGACAGGTAAAATGGGGGTAAACGAAGCTCAAAAACTTGTTGAGAAGATGAATCAAAACGCATCAAGAAAATATAATAAGTCATGACTAGATTATTTATAGATAAACAAGAGGTAGCTCTCACTTCAGACTTTCAGTTAGATTTCTACTCACAGAACCCGTTTTTTACGAAAAATGGGGACTACACCTATGACCTGGATATAGATCTAAATCATCCAGGCAACCGAAAAATATACCAGTCCATCAATCGATTTGACGTGACAGGACATCCGACAAACCGTTCTGCACTTCTCCTGAGCGGTCCGAATGTAATCGTAGATGGAACAGAGGTTATACTTTCCATCGAGGACAACATAGCCAAGATACAGCTGGTTTCCGGGAACTCAGAGCTTAATTACCTGTATGCAGGAGAAACAACTATCAGGCAATTGAACTTGGGTTCGCTCAATCTTAATGCAGAATACAACAATCTAAACAAACTTTATCCGGATGTGACACATGTGTGCTGTCCGGTTATCAGTCAAAAAGGGAATTATAAAATAGATGACTCTTCACAAAAAACAGACAAAATATTTAATGAATTAGAATGGGACACTAGAAATGGATTTATCTATAAGACAGATACGACCATGGTTCCACAACCCTTCTTGCTTTATTGTATTGATAAAATCATAGAAGCAATGGGATATTCGATAGAAGAAAATGTACTGAAAGATGACGAACTGGCCAAAAGGCTTATAGTCATACATGGTATTCAATCTTCGACAGACATAAATAGAATATTGCCAAATTGGAAGGTGGATGAATTTATAACGGAAGTAGAGAAATTATTTAATGTGATCTTTCTGGTAAATCAATTCACACGGAAAATAAAGATAGCTCGCATGAAATCATTCTATCAGAATAGTAAGATGATAGAAATTTCAAACGATGATTTGGTAGAAGATGTACAAAAAAATTACGACCAGGAGGAATCTCTTTACATAACATACGACAACATAAAATACAGTCTTCCTTCGTCTAGATGGTATAATTATCAGAACTTGACTGATGAATTAAGAGAAAAATGTGGGAAAACAACTGCGAGTCTGAAAGATATCCTTTCATACGGTTTTATAAATTACCCATATCAACTGTGGTTTGAAGAAAATTTCCAGATATGGATGATTTATTCAGCTTGTCCGAGTGGGGGTAACAGTTATGCATGTTGGGAAATAGTAGACCAACTGAAAAACGTTTCAGACGAAACCTCTGAAAATGAATGTGAGCTAAAAATCGTACCAGCTGAAATATATGGTAATAATGTGTGGATAACCGGGATGGACTTCGGAGGTAGCAAATACTATGATGGTTGGATTACATCCGCATGTCCTGTAATTTCAAATACAAATGAAGGCGAAGTAACAGAATATGCCTATCAGGAAATCGAGAATGGAAGTACGGAAGAGTCTGTGGATGATTCTTACCTGTTCATTGCTATATATCTTGGTTTGAAGCCTTACATGTACAGTTCTGACTACATGAATGAAGAAGTAGAACAACCAGTACTTGATTCCATGCTTATCCCACACGCTGTTGCTTATCCTTGTTTCATTCATTACAACAGAGCAAGTCAAGGGACGAAAATAGCTAAATTGACCGATGATAATTTATCTTTAGCTATAGACTCAAGCCAAGGTGGATTATATGACAGATATTATCAGGATTCTATCAAGGTAGATACTAAAACTGAATACGTGTTCAAATTCAAATACAAAAAATTATATGATTGTAAATCGATATACTTAATCGGCAATAAAAAGTATTATTGCAAAGAGTTGCATTATACTGTGACACCGGATGGTATTGAGCCGATAGTAGAAGGCACATTCTATCTGGTGAATTAACATGGTCATTTATCAAGGGATGTCCTGCTGGGAAGCACGTCATCCCTGCTTTAAAAATTCCCTTCAAAATGCTTTGTTTCCTCATGTACCGTCATGTTGGAGCCCTTCAGGTATTTATTCGTTGTGGAAACATCCGAGTGCCGGGCCTGATCACGGGCGACAACAATTCCTTCAGCATTGGCCAAGTCACGGATACCGGTATCCTTCAGCGAATAGAACTGGTAACTGTCTGGGAACTTCAATTTCGCACGAACCTTGTTAAAGTAATTCCGATACACACGTGTGGTTACCTTTTCGCGTGATGGGCGGAAACCTTTACCGAACAAGTAATAATCGTTGGGAGAATTAAAGATGCCAAGGTCAAGCATAGACTTGATGAGTGAATCATTCAGTCCGACCATGCCGTCCTTCCGATTCTTGCTGATGCTGGACCCGACAAACACCTCCTGTTCCTTCAGGTTTATATCACACAGCCTGATATTGGATATTTCGTCTGGGCGAATGAAAGTGTAGTATGCGAACTGGCACAACAACAAAAAATAAGGATTCTCTTTCTTTAGGTAGTTCTTCAACTTGTGAATATCAGGTACCGACAAGGCAGTACGTTTCTTCTCATCCTCCACCAGCTGGCGGATTTTCTCAACAGGGTTACTCACCAGGTACTGCTTTTCAACCATCCAACCGCACATGGAAGATAACCAGGTGCGGTAATTGTTCCGGGTTCTGGCCGACGAATCCCGGTCGAGCAAGATGTAATCCAGGAAGTCGGAGATAAATGACTGGTCAATCTGGTATGCGTAAACAATCGCCGGGATATGCTTCGAGGTATAGTCTTCAAATACCCGCAGCCGTTTTTCGTAATCCTTCAGAGTATTTTCCTTGATAGTTCTTGCGGAATACAATTTTCCTAGATATAAATGATACCTCTGCATAATATCTATGTACGGGGTGTACTGGCGTGAGTTCTCCACGTTCGCCCAGGGATTCCATCCGGAGCGCAGCTTTATATTGAGATTGGTGATGATTTCATTTGCCCGACGGCGCCGGTCGGTCAGCTTGGGTATTCCATCCAGCATGTACTTCTTCCGCTTCATTTTTTGCTCCAGCGGGTCGTATGCTGTGAAGTCGATGTACCAGGTTTTCCCTGTATGTAACTTGGGTTCTGTGTACGAAATTACACTGCTAATTGAAGCGTTATTTCTTCGTGAAAAACACATTTTTTTCTACGTTTTTCGAATCCGAAAGCGTAGTATGGGCTCAACGTAAAAATCTGAGGAGTAAACCGTATAAAATCGTATCTTTGCAAACA